CATCTGAACTTAACGCTTGTTGTGGTTGAGTAGTATCTAAAAACTCCAATGGCTGTATAGTTTTGAAGTATAATTTTAAAGAAATATCATTAACCGCCAAAATTGCATCTAAAACCTCAATAATTTCTTCTTGCAAAGGTTTGATCGTAATGTTATCTAGTAATAAAGAAGCTGTTTTAATCTCGTCCGCATTGTTTCCTAAACCACCTCCAGTTTCACGAACCCCCACAAGCATAGGGGATGTTATAGAATGACCTATAATAAGCTTATTTCTACATTCATCGGCTAAATATAGATAGTGTGCGGGGGCATCATTTAAAGGGAAATCTTCAACCGTTGTTGCGCTTTCTTTATTAGCGTTAAAAGCTATAATTAATTTTTCACCACGTGACCCTGTTAATTTATTTTGAATGTCATTTTTTATTAACTGCCTTTTCTTTTCGTCTGGAATACCATTATTAAAATTAATAACCTTTGTCCCGCTAAAACCGTTTAACGTATCATTCATTAAATAATCGGCAATTTCTTCTTCTAAGGATGCGTAAATTAAAGCACCTACATAATCAACCGGACTGTAATAGTAAAATCCAGCAACGTAAGGTTGCAATACAAATATTTCATTTCCTTTCTTATTTCCAAAACCAAAAGATGTTATGCGCTCGGGTTTGTCGGATGCTTTTATCTCATTCCATTTAGGATGGTAATACCAAGCTTCAATCTCGCCTTTATCATTCATCTTTTCCGCCCTCAATGTATTCATAGGAAAATGAGAAACAAACTTAACTTTGCCTTTTTCGTATGTAACTTGAAAAGCTGCCATTCCTAACATTTTGCGGTCAATAGCAAAACGCCTCAAATCATTCTTTTTAAATAAAGAAATCATACTAGCGTACGCCTCCGTTTTACGGTTGGCATCCAAAGCTGAAATACCATTGCCATAAATCATTCTAGCAATACCGTTTATAATAGCGTTGTTAGTTGTGCTTCCAGTATAACGATCTATTAAATATTGGAAATAATTATTATCAGCTCCATATTCAATCCATTCCTTATTCCTTATTTCTTTTATTTCTGGAGCAGTATATTTTGAAAGACTTACAACACTATATTCTGATTCAATCTTTTTCATATTTTGCTATAATTTCTTCTTTTATACCTGCGATATAATTTGCCATATTGAAATTTTCACCTTTCATATATTCTTTTTGTCTAGCATCTAAAACTTCCATTGCTAAATCTTGTTTTGTTTTTTTCATAATTATATAGTTATGTAATCGTTATTACTTGAATGTTCTGTGTACTCACCCGCATTAATTGAATAGTCAGCTTCAACTTGTGCGGTGCAAAATATTTTATCTTTGTAGATAATATCCGTTCCATTATACGCTGTCAAATTATAGAACCTCCCTTCTTTAAGTGTGAATATTAATGTAGCTGTTAGATAGTAAGAAGTTAATGTAAAACTTCCCGAAATGGTAACTTCGGTATTGTCTTGTTCATCCCTTAAAACTATACTCGTGCAAGTATCTTGCCTCCCTATAAATTTAATCGTTTGAGCCGTTGCGATTGGTTTTAAAACTATCATTGATTGATTTTATTAATAAACAAAGTTTTAGTGATTTTGTTATTATTTAACCAAAAAAAACCCTATCATTAATAATAGGGTTTTTCCTCTTTCTAAAAACTAAAATTGCAAAACTAAGTTCCTACTGTAACAACAAATGCAGCTACGTTGCTCATTAACGTGGCATCGATATAAGTTGCCATATCCGTTTCTTGGGTTGTCGCAGTAATATTATAACCGCTTAAGTCACCCATTGCAGTACCGCTTGCAGTATTTACCGCACATTCAGCACCGTTTTTCATACCAGCTAATCGGAATTTTCCGTTATAATCTTCTACAATTATATGCGGTCTCCCGGCTGCCAACAATTTTAATTCTTTTTGAGATGCCAAACTTTGTTTTTTAAATACAAAAGTTCCAGTTCCACTCCAAAAAGAAGTTCCGTTTTCTCTACTATTTTCGTTTGTTTCATCAAAAATATTCGCACCTTTTAACTCGTATTTGAAACAAGTTACCGGAGCTGTTAATGCTGTTATTTCTTCTAAAGTTATCGTAAAATTAGCAAATAAACCAGCACTATAATTGATGAAATAAATAGCTTTTAAACCCCCTACGGAATCTTTACAAGGTTCTAAACGTCCTAACTGTAAATCACAAGCCATATATTTATGTTTTTATAAGGGGCTTTTAAACCCCTTTATTATTAATTTATTTAACTATTAGGTAGTTGAAAGATACCAAATGATCTCGTCTCCATTCACATATTGAACGCCTGCGGTATAAACCATTTTATATCTGATAAATCCTGATAAATCTGAATCGTCCATATCTTTGATTCTGATATCATTATGATCTGCCAAAAGTCCAGTAGCAAAATAAACGTTTTTTCTTTGGTAAACTACAAAAGTATTATCCGGTAAACCATTGATAACTTCTAATTTTGCACTTCCATATTGTAGTGTCATTTCGCCACCACCTAAACCATTTGTAACTCCAGCACCAATCAATGCTTGTTCATACGCTAAAGCAACGTTTGAAGAAATACCATAAATCAAATCAGTTTTACGTCTCAATGCAACTGGCACAGCGTTTAAAACTTTTTCAATTTCAGCAAGTACATTCGATTTTGTAATAGCAGCACTTGCAGAAGTGATTCCGCTTCCTGCTTTTATTACTGTTGCATCGGCTGTAAATAATGGAATCAATCCACCAAAACTACCGGATGTTGCTGCAACGCCTTGCCATATATCGTAATCCGTAGCCTCTGCTGTATCAGCTAAAATTTCAGCTATTAAAGCAGTCTCTACATCTTTAGGTGGGTTGTCATTATGTGCTGAAAAGCCCATTGAAGCAGCACTCCAAATTTGCCTAAGATCGTCTTTACAAATTTCAAGTTCATTTTTAATCTTTTTTGGGGTAATTAATTTTTCACTTAAAGTCACAGCCCCAGATGGAGTGAATCCACAAGAATAATCTGTTCTTCCGTCTGCGTAAGATATTTTTCTTAAAGATATTTGAAAATCAACATCGGGCAATACCGTGATTAAATTGTTTGCGATAGTGTCGGCTTCCTTAAATGCCTTACCTATGATTTCACCGGCTACTGTTCCGGCATAATTTGAACTAACTGTTAGTGTTGTTGCCATTTTTATATTTTATTTTTTTATATTAATTATTATCCTTGACTTGCCCATATTCCTGTTGATCCTGTCACCATCCACGCTGTAGTTCCTGCAACTCCTGTACCTATTAATGTAACTGAATTACCAGTTGTCGCAGTTGCTTTTGTGTTAATTAGATCTTTGTTTACAACTCCGCTTAATTCAACTATTGCAGCTGCAAGTGTTATTGTTCCATTAATTCCATCAGCTGCTGCCGGAGACAATGTTATAATAGCACCTCCATCGGCAGCACTATTTATAAATGTGTATTTCAAACCTAATAAAGTACTAGGTAAAGTCACTACTAAAGCATCCGTGCCTATTAAAAAGGTTTTGTGGGAATCACCAACATCAAGTGATCTTGTAGCAGTAATAGTTTCTATTACTTCTTTTGATTTTAATTCTCTAAAACTATAAGTTGTTGCCATAATTTATTTTTTTCTATTGTTTAAAAATTCTGTTAATGATTCTTTTCCTAAGTTAAAAGGTTTTTGCACTACTTTTGATTCTGGATTTGGTATAATTGGATTAACAACTTCCGCCAATTCTACAGCTTCCGTTATAACCTCAATTTTAGATAATTTTAACGCTTCAATTTTAGCGTTAAGTTTCTCAATTTCTTCAAAAAACATTTCTTTTGAAATTGATTCAATTACTTTTTTAGGACTTGTTTCAGGTGCTGTTGGTGCTGCTCCCATATCGGGTGCGCTGCTCCCATATCGGGTGCAACCGCATCTTCAACTGGTGCTTCCGGTTCGCCTACTTCTTTTATTTCAGCTATAATACCTTCAACAGCTACAATTAAAGCCCTGCCGTCTTCTAAAACGTACTCACCAATAGGTAACGCTACCCTTTCCTCTCCATTCACAACAAACACTTCATTGTCTGCTTCAAATACATCGGCTTCGATAACAACACCGTTGTCAAGTTTCATTTGTTCAAGTTTCACTTCCATATTTAAAAGTGTCCTGATCTGATTAATAATTTTAATTTTACTCATTGTTATTCCTTTTTTAATTAAACATTAACTTAATAATCTTGTTATATTTT